CATCGGCAATCTTACGGAATTGTTCCCAATCAATTACTTGACTATATGCACTGGCCCCGGCAATAATCATTCTTGGTTTATTGGTTATTGCCAATTTTCTCACATCATCATAATCAATAAAGCCGTTATTATTTACGCCATAAGAGATTGTATTAAACCATGAACCACTGACATTAACCTTAGCACCATGACTTAAATGGCCACCTGATGCCAAATCCATTCCCATAACCAAATCGCCTGGTGTTAGGAATGCTTTAAATACAGCAAGGTTTGCATTTGCACCCGAGTGAGGTTGGACGTTTGCGTATGCACAACCAAATAATTCGGTAACATATTTAATAGCAAGATTCTCTATTTTATCAACCTGATCACATCCATTATAGTAACGTTTGCCGGGCAGACCTTCAGCATATTTGTTAGTAAGAATACTACCACAAAGTTTCATTACCTCTGGGCTTGTAAAGTTTTCACTTGCAATAAGTTCTACAGTTGTTGCTTGACGAATGCCTTCATTGATTAAAATGAGTTCAATTTGTGGATCTATATTCATGTGTTACTACTTTAATTGTGGTGCATCGAACAGGACTCGAACCTGTGACCAATCGATTATGAGTCGACTGCTCTAACCAACTGAGCTATCAATGCTAATTTTTAGATATCCTCAGCCTTTAATTGCTTCAGTCTTTTTTCTTGGATAGTTTCTTCTTTTATAATTTTTCTTGGATTGTGTGTGTGGTGACTATGTTTGATGTGATTCTTTTCTTCATAAAGATCATGTGATTCTGTTTTATGAATTCGTTTTGAATGTTTTGCTTTTGTTTCTTCATCTGACATATTCACTCCTTAAATTTGGCTCCCCGACCAGGGCTCGAACCTGGGACCTGCGGATTAACAGTCCGTCGCTCTACCGACTGAGCTATCAGGGAATATGGTTGATATTATATATGGGAATCAACCAACACCCTACACTGCGAGGCGTGTGTATTACATTTTCTGTTTCAGATATTCCAACATTACCTCTGGACTTGATTCACTGTATGGATCACCAGGTGCGTTGCTGCGTTTACCGGGTTCTTCGAATAAACGTTCAACGGTGCAATCAGGTCCTACAACCATAGAGTATCGCCATGAACGTAAACCAAAGCCTAGGTTACTCTTATCAACAAGCATACCCATGCCAGAAGTAAATGAACCATTACCGTCAGGCAGTGCCTTGACATTCTCTACGCATTGATCAATCAACCATTTACGCATTACAAATGCATCGTTGACAGAGACAACATAGACCTCGTCAACACCAAGACTCAGAATCTCATTGTATGCCTTCTCATATCCAGGGACCTGGAATGTTGAGCATGTAGGTGTAAATGCACCAGGTAAAGAGAATATAACACTGCGTTTGTTAAGGAAAATATCCTTAGCGGTTTTCAATACCCACTTGAATGGATTATCACCACCAATGGTATCATCACGTTCACGCATATAAAATGTTGAATCTGGAATAAATTGCATATAACTCATAATATTTCCTTTAATATAGTTTGGCCTGACCAGCAGGATTCGAACCTGCGACCCACAGCTTAGAAGGCTGTTGCTCTATCCGTCTGAGCTATGGTCAGGTAATTGTTTTGTTCGCCGTCATTTCTTCAAAGATTTTCCAAAGCTTTTTAAATTTGTAATCATAGACACTAGCAAGACTTACAAAATCACCAAGTGATGCATTCATTTCCTCAAGCATACAAAGATCATCTGTAATACCCCAGCATTGGATAATCTGTTGTTCTAAATCAAATCTGTCCGACATGTACGGGAGCGGTGATCGCTTCATATAGGGTGTTAATATCATCTAGTTCGGTCTGAACTTGACTGTAGTTCTGCTTATGGTAAATTGCAGCAACCTTGGCAATATATTTTTTAGGAATATCCAATTCCTCTGCAATATCACTAATGGCTTCTTTCTGTAGGCTCTTCTCTGCCTCGGCACGTAGCATTGAGTCAGAGAGTTCCTTGACACAGTCAAGAAGTTTTTTACGGTCAGCTGGATTGCTTAACATTATATAGGTCCTTCATTAAATTCAAGTTTATATTATAACACGTTCTGGTTGGTCTGTAAATACTTTACAGCATTAAGATACGAATGAAACCCACCAGGTCAATACCAACCAACAAGGCGTAGTTTGCAATCATACCAAAACTCCTACGAGTATAAGCAGACCAACCATACAGAACGCAACCAGTAATCCATATAGGATACATGTAAAGAAGTGGAGGATTAGGAGCAGTAACTGCCATAGCAACCGAGCACCCAATACTAATAGCCCAAGCGATAAGCTCAACAATAAAACGAATTGGATGACTTGCCCAATCGGCCCTAATCCACTGAAATACTCCATAAACAGTATTATACACGGTCAGTTTCCATGATCTCATTAAAGATAAATTCAATCTGTTTTAATGAAAACATTGGATAAACTGCCAACATATCTTCATAGGCTTGATCCATATCAATTGCGCCATCTTCAATTTCGGCCAATAGTTCATTGACCATTACATAAACTTCTTTCATTTTACTCATTATAGTTCTCCCTTAGTGTTTCCAACATATACAACATTATTGCGGGTCTTTGTCATGTAGTAAAAACATTTTGCGGTGGCATCATATTTTGTATTAGGATTCTTAAGCACACGCTTAAGAGCTTTAGCCATTTCTACTGGATCCTCAGTATACTTGCCAAGACAACCACACATGCAACCAATTTTGCCAGAGTATGCACGAGTAGGGGTAGGTGTGTGAATTTCAGTCATGATTATTACTCCTCATCTTCGTCGTCATCATAGACGATATATCCATTGTGCTCGGCCATCTGGTGGACTTCACCTTCTGATAACCAGCTCAGCATGTCCCTGGCCAGGCTTTCCCAGCTGATACGTCCTTCTTCAGCCATTTCAATAAGTTCACAAGTGGTTGAACGTGAAAGCGTGTAATCCATTTTATTGCTCCATAGTAGTGTTAACTTCAACAGAATTGATTGGCTTTACATCAATCTCACAGCCTTTGAAAATTTCCATTAGCTTATTGATTGCATTGTGAGACCGAACAATATATGTTTTGGTTTTATCAATGGTTACTTCATACATCTTAATCACTCCTTGTTTGGTTGGTATGGTACAATTATACCACGTCCATAGAAAAAGTACATAATACTTTCGTATAAGATTTTAACCTGCCACCAGTTCACTGAACCAACCTTGACGTTCAATCTTACGCTTGGCTGATAACATTTTACTACGAATCTTCATAAATTCTGAAGTAGGTTTGGCATGGATACCACCCAAGGCAATCATTTTGAGCAGAGCAGCGTCACGTTTAGCATAAGTCTCCAGGGCATTGAGTGGGATGAGGAATCGCCGGGCTTCGCCCAATGAATTCTTGAAAACTGGACTGGTGTATGTGATTTTTTCCATTTGAAACACTCCTTGTTGGTTGGTATGGTTCTATTATACCAAGCTCACTAGGGTTGTACATATATCAAAAGTATTCATTTGCGCAATCTTATACGTTAGTATTACATTTCTTTTTCATCCCAGAAAATGTAATACTAAAGTTTTAAGCTGGGTTCAGTCCGCAGAGTTGAGCAATGACGTACTTTGCCTCTGGTACTGAGACACAATGATCGCCATTAATATTTATAGACCGAGTGCTTTTGATTTTAACAACAATAGGACCGGCCGCCAATTCCGTGTGAGCAGGAGTCCGAGTCTTGGCTACTGGATGTCCAGTGCAAAAGAAAACTGTGTCAATAAGCTCATCACTAGCCATTTTCCGTAGAAAATGCACATTCACTTGTCGTTTCATAATGTATACAGAGTTTTGATTGTCTTACGTTTGGCTACTGGCTGAGGTTTAGAGAACTGTTTGAACAGAACCTCTTGCAATTTGAATGCCTCTTTTTCCCAAGGCAATTTGAAGTAGCCGATCTTATCCTCGCAATACATTTTGCCGAGCCAGGTCTTTACGTTACCAAAAGCCACATCACGTAGCTGACGTTTGAAGTATTGACGGACATGGACCATTTCATGCATAACGGTAAGGACCAATTCCTTATCGCACATACGTGGGTCCAATTCCAAATCGAAGGTCTTATGGTCCTCAGACATGCAGAAACCCTCTGCACCCTCTATATGACGATTCAGACGAACCTCTATGTCGAGAGAGGTAGTCCGTGGTAGTAACTTGTCAAGGCTAAACTCTATGGCATCCTTGACAAGCTTACGTTGAGTCTTACGGCCGCCACGGATTGCGATGATATTCATATGTACGTCCTTGTTTGGTTGGTATGGATCTATTATATCATGACCAACCTAGATGTACATAATACTTTCGTATAAGATTGAGTATAATACCTAGGTATTACTTTTTGCCATAAGTAATAACTTCAACATTATTACCAACTTCGAATTTAATTTGATTATGAAAATGGTGTAATCTAAAATTAACTGAATTAAATTCATTAAATAACTTATGCCAAATTGGTCTCCAATTACCATTTAATCTAACATTATTATTGGCTTGTCTATCTGATATCATAAAGAAATCAGATGTACTTCTTAGATTCATATCAAATATGGAATCAAAACCGTAAATATTAATTTCAGTTGGATTAAACTTTTTAATTGCATAATAAACCGCCATATGACCGCAATTAAAATCAGTATAATTGGCAACGTATTTTGGTTTTTCTGTAAAGAATTCTTTAATCTGTTGAGCTCTTTGCATAAAAAATGTCGGATGTTTTTCCATCCAAATCTTTGGACGGTACCCCAACACCCACTCACCAGGAACATCAATCACACCTTCAGTGATTGCTTTCATCATTTTAAAATCCACAATGCAACTTGCATAGACATTGGGTACAGGAAATGGAGGTAGGTTACATGTTAACTTAAGACCTTTACGTTCTTCTTTGTTATACAGGTCTGCACTATCACCATTGCCAATCACATGGACAACTCTAGACATTCATCAAACTCCTAATATGATCTTTACCTTTTTGGCCAGTCCAATGTAAAATTTTTGGATCTTTTGGCACAGTTTTATCTAAGTGATCCAACCGAAGTACATTATAATTTCTTGGCAGATCGTTAATATGTATCAATTGCTTCAATGGGTCATTTACTAATAGATGTAGAACTTCTTGATCACCACGAATTGGATTTGCCGCTACTGCTTCTGCCCATATTTTTAGGATTGGTGGGTTGGGTGAACTTTCAAATGCTACGACACCACTATTATGCCATTTCTCTTGTGATCGTGTTGACCATGGCATATCTTCGGCCATCGTAAGTTTACCATTCTCTACGTGGTCCCAGATACCATCCAGGTTACCCAGAACTTCACAATCGGTATCCAACCAACAGACTTTATCTGCCAGTGATAATGCGTTGAGCATACTAGCAGGTTTCTTAAACCAACCTCGGTCCTGATTACCTCTTAGTGATTTTCTCAACTCAGGGTATAGACCACTTTCCATACCGAAATCATAAATCACGAGTTCGGCAGTCGGATTATGTTTCTTAAAATTCTCTACGAACCAAGGTAACATCCACTCGGTTTTAAAATCACAACCAGTGATGAATAACTTAGACAATTTCATAGGTATCTTTTACATAGTTATGCTTGGCCAAACAACCAGTTTCATTCTGAATTGTTGTAAACGAATCACGGCACTCGACTGGCCAGGGATTAAACTCTTGCAACCAAGGGAAGTTCTTAAGATTTAAAAATATATCAGTAGGTCCACCACATTCCTTGGCTTTATCCATAAGCGCTTTGGCACCTTGTGATTTAATCATATAAGCATGCGCACCAGGAAAGTAAGGTTTAGATACCAAAGGACCCACAGCTAAATATGTCGGCACATTAAACCTACCATATGATGGTTTACCAATGTTCATGACTTTATCAAAACTTGCATTCACTGGTAGTTCATCAACGACGACGGCATCGTGTTCAAAGATAATCATAGGATTACCTGTCTTATGGCAAATCTCCCATAACTTGTAATGAGAAAGAAATGCAGACATACAATTTTCAGGCCGTGAATATTTCTCATAGAAGTTGGCAGTGGGAATACCAAGTTCTGTCAATTGTTTTATTGGATCATCCTTAGGTACGGTTGCCCAGAAATTGAACGATTCAACTCCAAACCTTTTGGAGGATGCTATACATCTCTGTGCAGCGGCTTCGGATTGTTTATTTCCGTAAATAGTAATAACAAATGAGTTCATAATGAAGTTGTTGATTTGGTACCCTGTACCTTAGTATAATATTTACCAGTAACACCTAGCACACCTGGTAGTGTTTGTCGACACATAATTGCATCATTAGGCCAAGCACCAAGTTCTTTGACAACATCAAGCAATTGTTGTGCCGCCTCAGGTTTAATTATATAGGCAGAATTACCAGCAAGGCCTTGAGGAACATCAAACACATCAACAGTGGGTACTGGTAGGACTTTATCCTCATCGTACTTCACACCTCGCATTGTCTGAATTTGACTATCAAAGACATCGGCACGACGTGTAGCACCCAGTGGGTCATTGAGACCAATAATACCATATTTTGATTCTAGGATATATTCAGGGTTCAGTCTGCGGATAAATATTGCATCATGTTCTAAAATAAGAATGGGTTCATTACGACTCACACATTTCATCCAGAGACCATAATGACTCAAAAAACATGCCATTCGATTTTCTCTATTGACCGTGTTATACGGCGAGAGTTTCAATCCGTATTTAAGTTCTGTCTTTGGTGTATCCCATGGATATGTCCAATCAAACTCAAGAAACTTAAAAGTTGTCTCCACTTGATCTGCTTTTGTTGCACCATAAATTTCAATAGGAAAATCCATCTGAAATTTTTGATGTGATTCAATACAACGATTTGCTGCTGTCGTGGATGTTTTATTATCCAATAATGTAATAATATAGGCGTTCATCAAATAAATCCAGTATATCTATCTCTGTGTTTATTAATCTCTTGATTAATGTCTGATTTTACAAATGTAATATCAACTTGGTTTAAAATTCCATTCCGAATAGCAATGTGATCAATGCCAGTAGGGACGAATCCATTATTATATAACAGGTCGATATAACTTGTAAACCCCGGCGCACCATTATTATAGTTCATAATTGGTACTTCGATTAAAACCATTTTAGCATTAATAAGAGTTTTATGGGCACCATTGATTATATCAATCTCTGAGCCTTGAGTATCAATTTTCACAAAGTCTGGTTGTGGCAAATAGTTTTCTGCAACAACAGTATCCAACATCGATGTTTCCAACTCAATATATTTGTTTCGACTGTAATTCGTTGTCAATTCTTTATAGTAACTATTACCGGTATTTTCCTTACCCGGATCTGCCATCCAAAATTTAACTACCTTACCATCATCGTCACTTAGAACTTTATTAAAGAACTTATCAAATCCTTGGGGTGTTACATTATTCTCTGGATTGGCGTCAAACATAATATACTGCGCACTCGGTAGAAGTGTTCTACATTCTCGTGTCCAACGACCATCATTACATCCAATATCATATACAACATTTAATGGATGATTATGCTTTTGTAGTTCTCTAATTACATCAGAACATCGGCGAATCGTGGCAAAGGGTTTAATCATCTCATTCATATATAATACCTCGTTCAACCAGGTTATAGTAGTTTTCCATCCTCGTTAGTGGTTTGTGCCTTATGTGGATCATATTTGCTTTCTCTGGGTTCGGTAAGTAGCTACTGTGATCCCATTTCTCATCCAAATACTTATCAAGTTTAAATTTAGCCTTAAAGCATAATACATGAAAAATACCCTCATCGACATAAGGCCGAGGACTAATTAATTCAAACACTTTACGCATATGATCATTAATTTGTTTACGCATTAATTGCCTAAACTCTCTTGGCATCACATAGATCGCTCCAGACCACATAGGATATTCCAATGATGATATAAGTGGAAATTCTTTACGAAACGCTGGTAGTTGTCTTAAACGATGTACTTCATCGAATGGTGCGATACCCTTTGCCTCAAATACATTGTCCGTACACGTTGTGGTTACAAACTTATCCGTATCCAATACAACCACAGTATCGTATTCATCATACTCTTCGTTAATTGCACACACCTTTTGGCATTGTGACCTAAGGCCTTTTTGGAATGGATGTCCATCTAATAGACGATATTCGGCATCCAGACGTTCAGCATATTTTCTAATATTCGCCGTGCTCTTTTGCACAATCTCTGGCATTGGTTTACCTATATTGCCTGCTTGAGCCTCAAAGTGTTGTAGAATAATATTCTTTTTCATAATTCACCATTAATTTCACGCCAGGCCTGCTCATCAAGCTTAATAAGTTCATCCCACTCATCTTGAGTAAAAGTATCACCACGCCAATGATCTTTAATAAACGTCACACCCTCGTTATCTGCTACGTGATTAATATACTTAATTAAAAGTTCTTTATAGTTCATAAAATTTTTAACTGATGTTTATCATTAATATAATTTATAATATTATTCTTTCTGTCATTACAGAAATGCATCAACGTTGCCATGGTGTGTGATTCTTCTGGTAGGTCACAGAACCTATTATGTGGTACGAAATTATCTGCCGTCATCCCACTGGTGTGGATCATATAATGTAAGGTCTGTTCATCGTTCGGCGGCATTGATGTATTAAACCTAGAGAGTCTTGGATCACTTTTATTTGCTGATACAAACTCCTCATTCGGTAATGCTGCCCTTAGGGTAATACGTTGTTCACGATTCAGTTTAATGAAATTACCAAAGAACAGTGGTGAACCTTGTTTATAAAGTCTTGGCCAATACCGACCTTGTTTACTTGAAAGATGTGAACTCATTGCTTTTAGATGGTACCGACCAATCCCATCGTATTGAAATGCATTATCAGCAATGCCGCTATAAACCATGTCAGTATCAAGCATGAGCACATTATCATATGAATCATATTCTTCTTTCACAAGACAGATTTTTTGTGATACAGTGCCACGGAACTCACCTAAAGGCCAACCACTTACAAGTTGATAATCAGCACTGATATCTTTGGCATACAGTTCAATTGACTTCATTGCTAACCTAGCCCACTCGGGCAAAGGTCCAGTCCAATATTGTAAAATTAGATTCTTCATAGATCCCACTCCGATACAGGCAAATTTACAACTCTATTAATTTTATCTTCATCCCAATCATCAGCACCATTCAATTGAACATGTACGAAGTTAGCATTGTTTCGTAGGTCAATCACTGGACGTGGTTTCATCTTCACACCTGGATCATAATGCACAGAACTATTCCACTTATAAGGCATCGTCACCCAATCAAACTTACATACTTCCAACATGGCATGTATATACGGTTGGTCACAAGTATAGAATGAAGGTAGTTTAAAAACTGAAATAAGATTTACATATTTGGCAAAATCAAAGAACTTCTCTCTTGCCTTACGTAGACCTTTCTTTGAAAAGATTAACATACCAGAGTTATAGACTCTAGGTAAACCTGCATTGGTCCGTGGCATTTTTACAGGCCATTTCTTTTCAATAAGTTCTACCCATTTCTCATCATTGGCGTTATTGATACCACCACCAATGGTAAAGTTCTTACGTGTCACGGGTGCAGTAATCTCTTCACAGATGCCGATTTCACATCCGGTTTTGGCAAACTCTTCAAAAATATTTTCAGTGCAATTTACATCTGTGCAATTTACCGTAGGAACAACATCACAGTCAACGTACATAACATAATCATAATCAGCAAACTTGTCGTCATAGATTGGTTTAAACTTTCCATAATGGGGAGAGTACTGACCTAGGTCTTTTCTGAATCCAGGGTTTAATTCATAGATATGATCAGCGCCGATTCGTTCGGCATAGGTCTTCATTGCCTTTACGCCAGCCATATTACCTGGGCGTTCCACACCATCCCAATATTGATAAATTGCAGTCTTCATAATATTACCAGTTGGGTGAGGTCATTACATTTGCTTTGTTTAGATTAGCTCTTACTGTTTCAGCAATAAATTTTACATCATCAATCAGTGCAGTGGTAAGTAGGATTGGTTCAAATCCAAGTGACCGAAGACCTTCATTGCTTACGGATAAATCATTTTCAGCAAGTTCTTTTCTAGGATTATTATAGTAATTAATCTGTGCACCATATTGTTTACCAATAATCATTGCAAGTTGTTTTACAGAACAGACTTCAGAAACTTGGTTAAAAATTCGGACCTTGTCGGTATTCTCTGGTGGATTTTCTGCGGCTAGTGAAACACAATTAGTAGTATCCTCAATGTGAATAAAAGCACGTTTTTGTCCACCGGTACCATAGATGGTCAGTGGGACATCTGCTGCTGCTTGTGAAATAAACCTATTCAGCACAGTACCATAGATACCATCATAGTCAAATCGGTTTACCAAGTCAGGATCAAGTTTTGTCTCCTCCGTCTCCGTACCCCATACGATACCTTGATGTAGGTCAGTGATTTTTAATTTCCAATTCTTATTATAAAACTGGAATAGCAACTGATCCATTGACTTTGTCATGTGATAAACACTACCAGGATTTGTTGGATAAAGAATATCCACATCCTTTTCGGTTGAGTTTACTTTAATATTCAGATAACCTTCTGGAATATCTCCAAAGTCTTTAGAGTATCCATAAACACCCATTGTACCAAGATGCACAAGATGGATATTAGGATTTACATCAACAATGGCATTGAGAACATTATGTGTTGCACTGATATTATTATCAACCGTGTAACGACGTTCCTTTTGTGATACCATTGAGTATGGTGCTGCCCGTTGTTCTGCAAAATGGACAATGGTATCAGGTTGCCATTGCTCAACAAGAGTTTTAAACTCATCGTATTGCTGTGCAATATCAATAAATCGGTAATCAATCTCACCAATAAGGATATTAGCTCTAGTAATTCTAGAATCAATATCAGCAATTCGTGTGAGAGAATTACTATTTAATTCAGTATCAATTCGTCGGCGAGAGAAGTTGTCGACAATCATAACACTATGACCACGGTTGGCCAGTTTGAGCGATGTCGGCCAACCACAGAAGCCATCACCACCTAATACCATTACTTTCATTTAATTGCCTTCATTAATTCTTCTACATTCTCACCACGTTCAGGTAATAGATCTTTTAGGAAAAAATGCACAAAGTGTGCTTCCTTAATCTTATCATCACGGACACCTTTATACAAAGCATTCCATTTCCAATCAAGGCGTTTAATATTCATCTTTTCCTTACGGATCCAAGTGTTCAGCAATGTTTGGTCCGTTGACCATTTCCAAGCACCCTTACCATCTACAAAGTCTTTAAACTCTGGCCGACTAATAAAATCTTTAGGTGTTTCACCTGGCTTAAAGTATTTCATAATTGATTTATTCATTACCATAAGACCCATATTCATAAACTCATATCCAAATTTATTGGGAGTAAAATCAGCAACCTTACCGTGTAGTGATTCATACTGCATACGAGAGTAATTAATGATCTTTTGCTGGTACTGAGATGTAATTGGCATATCACGCTCAACTACTCCACCAAATTCATACTCATTGCTAAAATTATCAAAAACATTCGGCGCAGTATCTTTAATAAAAATATCTGCATCAACAATTGCTACTTGATCATAATCTTTTAAATATGTAAAAGCATTTTCTTTTTCATAAATGGGTAGAAACCCACCATGCTTTTCATATGACTCTTTACTACGATTGGTTGCGAATACATCTGGTTTGATTTTAAGCAAAGGAACTCGTTGGACAACATGATCAATATTATGTTGTTCGCAATAAGTACTAACAGATTTTATACAGTGATCGTAAAGTCGGCTAGATTTTCCAAGATAGACTTGATAAATTAAACGTTTCATTAATATTCCACAGGATCTGTAATTTCATTAACAACGGCTTTCCAATTTGACATAATAGGAATACCACAGGCATCTTCTTCTTTAATATGTATGTGTTTCATTAGTAAAGATCTTAGACCTGCAGAACGACCATCAATTGCATTGGCAACCTTGTCTTCAATCCAATACGCATTGGGATATAAATGTGCATAGCATTTAAGGACCTCAGTCTTATCTGCACCAGTATCGAGATAGACAAATTCCTCAAAGACGTGAGCACCAAAGATTGCTTCAAGGTTTTGAGTCCGAAGTTTCTGAGCAAATGGATTCAATGATAGACTAGTGATCACAAGAAATTTGTAACCGTATTCATCATGTAGTTTCTTCACACCTTTCACTGCATCAAACAGTGGTGGAAGGAATCCAATATTTGCCGAGGCGTTAAAGCTTCGGATATATTTTTTGATCTCTGGTTCGGACATCTCAAACCGAGTGCCTTGCATATAAGCACGTTCATTACCAGTGGCAAAGAGACCATGTTCACGCATCATCCAAGCGTCAAAGGCCCCTTGCCAATTGAGTAACACACCATCAACATCTGTCAAAATTACATTCATAATATATTTCCTTTATATAAGGATTATATCACAACTAGCCTAAAAAGTAAACACCTTATTTAAACATTTGTCGACGTTTATACTTTTGAATAGTATCAAACAATAGTTCGGTCCAATTATCACGGTGTTCTTTAAATACTAGTGGTTCATTATCATCAACATCCATAACGACCACAGTATTAGTAATTGGCATACCAGTGCGTTCTTCCCACATAATAGCATATGCTGCCATCTGTGCAAAGTAATTAGAGATGTCTTCCTTCTTCTTAACTCGTTTGGATGTTTTCCAGTCAACGATTGACGGTACCCCATCAAAGTCTGCTACACAATCACAACGGCCAGCCAAGCCAAGATGCTTAGAGTAAAGAGGAGTTTCGATGCCGTAGATTTTCCCGATACGGCCGTCAAGTATGGGACGGACGTTAGCCAGGCTTTGTTTAATGTGTGGTAAGTGTTTTGTAGTATCTTTTCCATTTAAATAATCCTCAATAATGGTATGTACTGCTGTACCGCGTGTTGATGCTTTATGACTAATCTTATTAGCCTCTTCTTCACCAACACGTGCACGCCATGCTTGAATAGCTTCTTCACTCAGTATACTAAGAACTGTAGTAATAGAAGGATAAGAATTCCCATCAGGGTCAATGTACTTTCGCCCAGACTTAGTAGTTTCTGCAACCAAATCCTGATAACCGAGATCAATTTTGACATGCTCAAACACCATTATTTTTTTTACTTTCACCACCAACTATATTAAAATTTTCGCCAGCACCTTGAATACAAACTGTGTCAGGGCTAACTTGAGTTAGCAATGTCCATCGACGTGTTTGTGTATTTACTGTAAAGATAGTTTCGCGGTTTTCAATTTCGCCATTAATTCCATACACCAATGTGTCCATAAAGAATACAGGTTCTTCTTTCCATTTATCTAACATTTTTGCAATATCATCCAGCGGAAAACATTTTACCGTTTGCTGTCGTTTTTCTGTCTGCGCAAATACTGCTGTGGATACAAACAGTAGTGCAACTAAAAGTTTTTTCATTTTAAACCTAACATTTCCTTGGTCATGATATAATCACGGACCAATCCCGATCTAACAATGTCATCCCAACCATAAGTAACGACCGTAAAATACTTAAGTTGGTCAACGATACGAAGGAATTTCATAACGCCGTCTCGTTCATTGTCGTAGGTAAAATCTGACTGGAGATAGTCTCCACAGAAGATAATGCGGCAATGGTTTCCCACACGTGTCATCACAGAATCCAATTCATGGAAATTTAGGTTCTGCATCTCATCAACAATGATGATGGTACGGTGAAAAGTGGTACCTCGAATAAATGAGGTTGTTTCAAAATCAATTTGTTTATTATTCTTTAACTTGGCATATGCGGCAGGGTCTCTAAATAATTCATCACAGATACCTTTATATGGAATCTCATATGATGCTTTCTTTTCCTCGACAGTACCAGGCAAGAAACCCATATCACGGACTGGTACTACTGAGCGCAGTAGAACAATTTTATCATAGCCAGTGGATTTATCCAAGACTTCTTCCAGAGCAAGGTACATTGCCATAAAGGTTTTACCAGTACCGGCAGAACCTGCAAGGACAAGGTTATCACCATCATCCCATGCATCAAAGGCCTTTTGTTGATTCTGAGTAATAGGATGTACTTGAATCAAATCGGTCTCTTTTACTTTTGCACTAGTCATTAATTGTATTCCCTTTGCCTGAGCTTTTCTTAATATTACCTAATAAGTCTTTCCACTCACCACCAGCTTTACGCAACGTTGATACGGTACCAGTGACTAGCGTTGGTGCATCAACTACTCGAATGATATCTGGATTCTCATTTAATTGTTTTTGTAAATCATCATAAGAGCATCTAACATCCCACTCTTTATTAGTTTTAATATCTTTAATTGTATACGTTGGCATGGAACCACTCCGGGACATTGCGTTTTGACCAAGTCATTTTAAACCGATCTTGTTTTGTCTGATAAAACATGCGATATGACTTTACTGGGTCATCCTCGAACATGCACTCTGGGTTTGACTTCATAGCAAGAGGAAATAGTGTAAGGCCTTGCTTAGGAATATTCCTAGGATGTTGCTTTAACTTTGACCGCAATAACGCATCTGTACTATGTTGTCTATTGTATCTATACTGGTATTCATCACATAGTGCAATAAAGTGTTGGTAGTGCCATTCGTAATTACAAGCACTAAGCATTGTCCATTTGGTACAGGGATGACTTGCATGAACAACTTTGTATAATACACTGTCCATACCTGCGTCTGGATGGCGATAGTGTGCAACGGTACGTTTGCCTGACTTGGATGGACCAAATGACATAATACCATCAAGCATTCGATGTGCTGTTGAAAGCATTTGTGCAGATTCTACAATCATTTTTACAACGTGTTTGTCACACTGTAACTGCGCCGCAATGATTGGATCATTATCTAATATAAAAACATTCATAATATAAAATCCCTCTGTTCCATAGTATGTATTATACCACAAAACGAGAGGGATGTAAACTCCTATTTTAGACCTTAGTGTAGTTGACTTGCTTCAATTCTTTGATTTAAGAACTTTTGTTTATCCAGTATTCTCTGCATCTTTTCTAAATCACCTCTCTTCTCTAGCCTTTTAGCATAGATACCGAGTTCTTGATAATCTTTTCTTAAACGTTCGATTTGATTCAATACCATGGATATGGTCTCCTGTTAATTGTTGAAAATTAATCATCACGAAGTAGACCGGGGAACGCCTCCTTTATTAATGGTCGAGTCAAGCCTTTAGGTGTTTTCTTAGCTATCATATCAATTACAAGTAGTGCATCTTGTGGATGTACGCTTTCAATTATCCCAATAAACATTTGTTCTCTTTTGAAGGATGGAAGTTTGGTACCAGGACCACCTTTAACAAAGTATTTGAACTTTGTATTCTCTCGTAATAGAGTTGCTGGTGTGCTTTCTGGTGTACAGGGGGTATAAGGTGGAGTACCTACAGGTAAATTCCAATTCAATGTAGTATCCATTGATCCCCTGATAATATCTTTAAGTGCCCAAGACTCATGTTGTTTGAGCACTTTAATCTTATCTGCTTTAGTTTTCTGTTTATTCACAAGTTCAATAACTTCATGAATCAATAATGTTGTTGCCATATTACATAAACTCCGATGCACATTCAATTAACATCTTACATTTTTTATTTATAAGATACGGTAAGACTAGTGAGCCCTTACCAATTGGCTCTTTTTCAAATGCAGTAAGAATTTCCTTACGCAAATGATCTGGTGTATATTTCAGGTCGACCAACCGTTGATTACGCTGATAATTACGGTACCACGAAGCAGCATAAAGTAATTCACCATCATCAAGGTCTTTTATCATGGCATCCAATTTCTTTTGGCTTACCGGTGTCTGACGTGTACCCTCGACGAATA